TCAACACCTGTGGTTGCAGTTCCGGCCCCGTACAATATTTGTCTGTTTTCTTCGCTTTGTAAAAGGTCTGTTAAACGGCCTGTAATGTAACCAGTGAACCCTGGTACATCTTCCATCAATTCCTCTGAAAGCTTTGCGTGAGCAGCGATTTTCTTCGCGTTAGCCTGATGTAACGAAGTGGTGATAGAAATCTGTGGCTTCAATCCACCCTCTGCAACACCAGCAGGTGCGCCCTCAATTGCCAATTCTCTTAGGTAAGAGATATATGGAATATCTGTGCTTGTTACGTTCATTAATGATCTAACAAGCATATCGTTAGTCATTGGGGTAATGATACCCGGACGTCTTGAAGGTACAATAGTACCCGCAGCAGGGCCACCAGAAGTTACCAACATATCAACGGCTGCTTTCACTTCCATATTTAAAGACCTGCCAGATCCTTGACCTTTGGATTTAAATTGATCCACAAGCCCTTTCGTGTGCATATCTTCAATAGCAGCCTTTACAATTTCTTGGTAAGACTTCCTTTCATCCGCTCCGGCTTGGCCTTTCTTAAGTTTGGTAGAAATATCGTCCAATTGCTCTTGCATGGCTTTCTTTTCCTTCTCGTATAGAGCAGTCAAAGAAGAATGCTTTTCCACCATTCCGGCAATTTCTGTTTTCAATTCTCCGGCTACCTTCTGAGCGCTTTCGTTAGCTGCTTCTTTTGCTTGCCCGTTAGCCTTTTCTATTTTGGCTTCGATTCCATCCGCAATTTGTTTAATCTCGGATTTGATTTTTTCTATATCCATTAGATACTTAAATTTGATTTGAAATAATTTATTAAGTCCAGCCCGTCCGGCTCTGTTGAAGTGGAATCGTCCGGCTTCAAAGAGTGAATTGCAGCTTGTAATTGTTTGATTTTGTGTTCTATAGCTGATAGATATTCATCTGAAAACTTTCCTATTTTAACCCTCGATGTGAGTTCGGCTAGTAATTCAGTAAGTTCTTCTGATTTCTTATTCTTAAGATCAAATACAGGAGTATTAGGATTAGCAGCCCACTTCGTTAAGGTTGAAGCCTCAGCCATTATCACCTCTTTAATGTAATTCGCTCCGTCCTTTTCTTCCTGCTTTCCTTTGGGTATGTAAAAACCTTGTGAATGCTCCTTAATAATCCCCTCTTGATATTCGATTAAGGCATCGCGCCCGTATGAGTTCTTTGATAGCTGACTAATCATTATAGCGTGTTCGCCTGTTTCGTATATTTCGATTGGCTTTCCTACCGCTTGATTAGAATCGTGATTTTTATAATGGTAAATCCGGTCTTTCCCGGTTGGCCCTAGTTCGGAAATTGTCTTTTGATAAGCTCCTTTAACTATGATATCCCCGTCTGAATCCTTAGAGCCGAAGTGTGCAAATGCAAATTTTACAATGCCTTTTGCGGTGTCTACGTCTTTGATCGAGTTTTCGAGGGATTTAAAAATCAATGCTTCGGAGTTAATATTACCATTGACAATAAATTTAGGTTTTAATAAGGTTCCCTAAAAATATTGGTATGATAATAGTAGGTTTTCCGTAGGCTTTTTATTATATTTGGTTTAAATCTTACACATGGCAACGAGCACACACACCTTTCCAGACCCTACACAAGAGAAACTGAAGAAGCTGAGGGATAAGACCGGAATCAGCATTAATGCATGGCTAATAATAGCCGTTAATGAACTGCTTAAAAAACATGAGGACATTTTGAAATGAGCGATCACGACATCCTAAAAGAAACAATAGAACGGATAAGTAAAGACTTAGCCGAATCTACCCGCGTGTTCTACATCTGGAAGCCTCAGAAGGATATAACCGCTTATGAATTAGCTGAGTGTATTCCTTATATAAATCAACAGCTTTTTTGCATGCCAAATGTAAGCGAAGAAGCACAAAGGCATTTTACTAGATTTGTGTATGACCCTAAAGAACACAACAAACATTAAACAGGTTCATAGACCAAAGTGCATCTACATTGAATAGTTTCTTTAGCACTACCCTTCGGGTCCCCCGGATAGTCTAATTCCTCACCTCCAACTATAAAAGGATCATCCAACGGAACCCGCTTATTTCGTTCATCCCTCCCAGCTATTAAATGACTCTCTCTTGTTCGGGGCCCTGGAGTAGCTAACCAGTTTTTAACCAGATCAATACCTGCAGCCTGAGCGCCTACTAAAGAACCCCTATTACTTGCGGTTACTATTTCAGTCCTTGCAATAGCTTCCGATCTGGTCCGGCTGATTTCCTTCCACTTATTGCGGATGTTTCTTGCGGTTTCCCTGCTTCCTAAGCCTTCGTTTACAGCTTCGTTAATAGTTTTCCTAACGAGTTCTAAAGTGTAATCTGTTACGCTCTTTATACGGTTTCCAGCTTCGTTTAATACGTACCGCTCCATTTGAATCAACCATTGTGGCCTTAAGTCCTGGGCAGCGTCTTTGAATAATCTATCTACCTCTCTTAAAGAACTTTGAGCAAAATAAACACCGACTATCTGGTAAGTTTGAACATAAGCTTTAATAATCGGGTCTTGACTAATTGAGAATGATTGTGACCCCTGCTCGAATGCTTGAATAGAAGGCTCCCCGGCTATTATTAGCGCAGTGTAGAACCTGCTTACAGTAGACCTACGAAAGCGGTTTCTTTTGGCTTCTATTTCCTCGTATTTAGTCATTAGATGGATTCCAGTTCTTTTTCTAAGGTGGATTTAATTCGCGATAAATGGTCTATACACTCTTCTTTAATTCTCGCAATAAACTTAACGTCAACAAACCCTTTATCTATATCAACCCGAACATGACCGTTCGTGAATGTAATATTTACATAATCATGTCTTCCTAAATAAGCTATTGCACTATTCGTTTCTTTTAGCCTCTGAGCTATGTCATTTCCTTTTTCTAATTGTTCTGCTGTCATGGCATATTTATATTTTGTTACGTTAAACACCGCAAAAACACTTACGCTATCTTTAAATTCTTATATTCCTGAATGCCTAATCTTGTTAATTCCTTTTCCAATTCATCCGGTGTGATCTCTTTGCCGTACTCTTGAATCCCAGCAGGAATAAAGTATTTATCCATTTCTGCATCTTCTTGTTGATGCGAAAGCCTTTGTTTATCAATTCCCTTAATCCACCAAGCAGTATTTAACCATTCTGCTTTTTCCTTCATATTCTCTTGAAGCGCTTCAATGCCACTAAAATCAGGGTCTAAGTAAAGGTTTTCACCATAAGCAGGAACCAACCACCTGTTTAACTCATCTCTTAAAGCGTATAACTCAGGCTTAATAACGTCTTCATAGAGTGCTTTCTTAGCTTCCAGGATGTTGTTAAAACTGGAATTTTCGTTATCATTTAAGATGGTAGAGGGGAATTTAAAAATATTGCAGAATTGCCTGAAAGATAGCTTTTGAGATTCAAGTATAGCCATATCCACCGGAGATAAACCTAATTGCGTCCAATCTAATTGAGCAGAGGTAAAATGCACCCTGTTATTGGTCCCATCTGCTTTTTCGTCCCAATCTTTTTTTAATTGCCTCGCTTGCTCCTGTGTTAACTCTGCATCCTGCCCCGATTTACGCGAAAACACACCCGCTGCTCCCATATTCTGGAAGCTCTTAGTGTTAGCCGCATAAGCTGAATTTGATTGTGTTAGGAGTCTTAAAGCTGCCTTAATCGGGGACATTCCGTAAAGGTTTGATCCAAAATTATTCGTTTCCGGGTTCCAAGTCTTAAGATGTAAGCATTCTTCTTTAGGTATCTCCAGCCTCTTATCTGGGTGGTATTTAAAGGTAAACCCTCTGACAGGATCAAAGGTCGAACCAAAGACTATTTCAACAAGCGGAGAGGGTAATACATACATTTCCTTTGTCTGGCCTTTATTTAGCCCTGATTCCATCTTAGGAGCATAGATGTAAGTATTCCCAGTAAGGTACTTAAAGCCAATAGCTGAATTAATAAACAACGCTTGCCCCATTTCCGGGTTTGGCCTTTCTATTAAATCAATCAAAGGGTGGTTTTTGATCTCGTCTAGGGTTCCATCCTGCTTCATGGTGTACAGCTTCCAGGGAATAGTACTTGCGGTAGTGGCTATGTAATTGACAATAGAATAAAGATCAGCATTGTAATTATAACCCTTAGAGATATATGTTTCGTTCTTATCTTCATGCCAAACAACCTGGCCGTTTTGCATCATATTATACTGAGCCTGATAAAGCTTATTACCTCCTTTGGGCTTTGTGATTTCGTAACCAAATATCTTCATAATGAGAAAAATTCAACCTGTTTCTTTAATTTAATTGAACAGCAATATCTAATAGCATCTATACAGTTATGCACCAATATACCATTAGCAAAATACTCATGATTATTTTCTACCATTAAATCATAAACCCTCTCGCTCCTGCTTTCGCCTCTTTCTAAGAGCTTTAGCCTTGCAATTTTGATGGCAATACTTTGATCTGGCAGAGTGTCTTGACTTATAGCCCTTTCCACAAACTTCACACTTAAGGGTTTTATACTCTCTATTAATCCATGTTCGTTTCCCGTGTTCAGAATGCCATTTTCTACCCTCTTCGCTTGCATGCCATTCTTTTGCCGCTTCAATACCAGCCTCGTGAAACTTTTTACTGTATTCTGGGTCTTCTTTATGTCTTTTTTTGCTTTCAAACCTATGGTGCAAACTTGCTCTAACGAGGGAAAGGTTTTCAATGTCGTTGTTGTGGGTGTTCCCATCTTTATGGTGGATGTGATATCCTTCTGGTCTTTTCCCATTGCGAGATTCCCAGACAACCTCATGCATTCTTCTGCATCCTCGAGAATAATATCTTTCGTTTTTATAAAGCCTATATCTCTTTCCGTTGAAGTCTTGATATGGTAAATCTGATCCGTTGCCTGTAGTTCTTTTATCTTTTTCCATCCGTTAGTAGTTTTTATTAAATGATCCTCAGTACAATCTAAATATACTAATTTCGTACCGTATTGCATCCATACTTTACTAACTTTTTTTACTCCGTTATCAAACTTTTTCAATACCTTTTCATATCCTCCTGTGGTTAATACTAAATCTCCTTCTTTAATATCTTTGATTGGTATTTCTCCATTTATAGTGCTTATAAGAGTATCGCCTGTAAAACAGTGATTAAACGAATCTATAGGCACGTTTAAATGTGTGTCCGTCTTGTCGTCATACTTCCATTTATAGTTCTTAATCTCCCTGATAATATTTAAGGAAGATGAAGTAATATTTAATCTATACTGCTTTAAAAGGTCTATTCCAGCTACTATACTATCCGGCCCTTTAACGGCTGGTTTAATATTATACCCTCTACGTTTAATTTCTTCGTTACTTTTAGGTTCTGCGCTGTCAGCTATAATTTCTTCGTGCTCCCCTATTCCAAAAGCTTTATATTTTGCTACTATGTCCTGATTGGTTAAATCAGTCTCATAGATCAACTCTTGCAGCCATATTTCACCATGCGCAAATCCTATTCTAATCAAGGTTGTAGGATCATTTGTAAAGCCATAATCTTGCCCGTAGGCTATCCATTTGCATTCCGGCATATCTTCTACTATTCGCCAATTGGTCAATATAACACCCTTTATTTGCGCTCTTACGCCTAGTCCGTATATCTTCCAACTGGTTTCGTCTGCGGTTCCTCTTGCTTTGTTAAATGCGGTGGGTTCATAGCTTAGTATCTTCTTTCTGATCTGCTCGGGTAAGAAAGGATTATCCAACATTGTAGAGTGGATAAAATGGGCATCCTCCCGGGGTATTACCTTATCATAAATCCAATGATCAGTAACGGAAGGGTTGTAATCTAAGATACCTTGAATGTTGGTTCTCATTTCCAGCTGGTCGAAGTCTTTAACCGTGGCTTCTATAGCTTCATTTATCCAGAAGTAATCTTGTTTTAGTCCGTGGAGTTTTTGGGGATCGTCTAATCCAATAAAGATAAAGTAGTTACCGTTTAATTCGTAGGTCTGATCCGGCCGGTTCTTATTAACTGAGGGAGAAACTGGCAGGTTATAAGCTGCAATAATATCCTGCCAATCTTTCAATAGGGTTTCTTTTACCCATGTGAATTTTTCCCGAGCTATTCTAAAAGTTAATCCTTTCTGAGATAGAGCAAGGATAATGAAGTACTGAAAGATAGACCATGTTTTAGAAGATCGTGATCCGCCCTCTAATACTATGATCCTATTATCTTTGGCCTTAAGTATCTTGTCAAGTACTTTGCTCCCCTGTATCTTTAGTGTGGACAATTTCTATTTGTAGGTTTTTTATGGCTTCTCCTTTTGTGGTATGGTCAACGTCTTGCCTATCCCTCCAGTCGTGAAGATTCTTAAGGCAGAATATGGACATGGTTGGGTTTAGCTTATTATCTGAGCTTAATTTCACGATCTTTAGCTCTTGGATTTTCTTTGCCTTTTTTAATACGTTTAAAAACGACTCATATTTGTTGCTTAAATAATCAGTAAGCTCTTCGTAATAGTCGTTTTCGTATATTAGAAATTCCTTGAAAAACACGTTCTCCGGTTTCTCTTTCATCCAGGATAATAACTCTTCCCCAAGCTTTAAAGCTTCTTCCTCCGTCCACTTCTGAGCGTTCTTATTGCCTGGTTGTCCACCCCCTGCCATTAATTCAAGTTTAGTTCAAACTCTTTATTTCTGATATTTAGCTTTTGTGTGGAGATGGGAATGTTAATGCGTAACAAATCTTTGATTACGGCCAATTCTACGAGGTGTAGCTTCGGGTTGGTATATACGAAATGTAACACTTGCTTATTAACATTGACCTTTATACTCTATTTTCTTACAAAAGTTTAATATTAATAGCAAGATAAAAAATAAATACCAATTTTTTTAGGTTATGCCAATATTTTTGTTAATTTTAACCCCAGAGAGTGAATTGTTTTTCATGTTTTTAAGGTGATAAAAGCAGGGATTTAGTGGGTCCCTGCTTTTTTTATAAGAAAATCCCAAAAGTTAGTTGCACTCCTTTGTCTCTCAATCCTTTTTCAATCTCGCTTATCCCCTGGTTATATCTTAGGCTTAAATCGTAGTTTTTCATCCTGTATCCTATCCCTCCTATTATTGCGGCATGAGCGAAGTTCTTAGAATCTTTTATATCTGCTTTATTTGCGGTTCCTTTTAGTAAATATCCTATTCTTGGACCAATCTGGATGTTTAAGCCTTTAGTTATGTATATTTTCGGTATAAAGGCCACTCTTAAGAATTGATATTTGATTTCCTTCAAATGTCTGGTCTGACTGTACCCTACTTCTAATTGATAGTCCTGGTTACCATGCGATGTAGAATATACGAGGTTTAAATCAAATCCAGGCCTCGCTTTCTTTTCAAAGTCTTTGATAAATGTGTAATTGGTCCCGGCTGAAAATCCGAACTCTTGCGCTGTTGATAAAAACGGAAGGAATATAAATAATATCAGTAATTTTTTCATTTGATAAATATAAAAATTATTTTTAATATAATGTTTGTTTGTTAAAATAACTTTAATTATCTTTGTCATATTAGTAATTTAAATAACAGCAAAATGAGTATAACAAAATCAGCCTCTTTTCCAGTAGATTTAGAGACGAACCAAAAAGCAAAATATTTGAAAGACGAAATTAACCTTTCAGCAGATCCTCCTACTATCAACAGGATTTACGCCCATGCTTTAAAATTGGCGTTTCAAAATGATAAAATTTGTAAATCTATCATTAACCACTTCACATCATGATCACTATTTCAAAAAGCACAGTAGAATATTTAACAATGGCAGCTTGGTTTTTAGGCGCCGTACTTGTATCACTTTTGATCTTATCAATATGACAGCATTAGAAGCACTCCAACACGCTATTGAAGCCCATCAGGATATGTGGGAACTGCATAAAGAAGAAATCTTTGAATACACAGAGGCCCATAAAGAAGCATTCATAGAACTTTATGATGCATACCGGGAGCTTACAACCCCTGATTCTTACAGCGTGAATATGTACCGGGAGTTTACCGATGAGTTATGGTGAACTACGTAGCATACTTACACACTTTCGGACGTTTGGTTTCAAGAGTTGAGTTTAAGCATACAGAAATAAGCCTCTACAAGATCAACGGTAAAAGCATTGAAGTTTGGTTCGACATCAAAAGTCAGGCAATAAGAGAATTGCACTTTGTAACGAACACGCCTATTAACCCTTATTTGAAATTCTTAGACCATATAAATCTT